ACATGACCCCCCACATCTCCTTCCCCCAAAAAAAAGCTGATTGACATTTACCCATTGGGGTATATATTGGAATTAGAGAGGGTTTGTGATTCGATGTTATGCGTTGTTTTTATTGGAATTTTGATATTTTTGGTGGTTTTTGCGACATTTGTCGTTTAAGTCTGATTGTTTGGTTGATGAAGGATTGCTTTGCAAGAGGGGTAGTGAATGTTGTTAGGATGGCTAGCGTTTGATACATTATTTGTGCAGCATCATACTGCTGGTTGGCGTTGGCGTGAGAGTAGATATGTAAAAAAGAACTTGATATTTTTCTATGCGAGTGAACGGATAAAGAGGATTTATTTAAACGGGAAGCATGTAAAGTTGAGCTTTGAGGAAATCTATTGTGAGAGATGTGAGAAAGGATTAGTGAATGGATAGTCCTGATGAATATGATATTTTGCTTCGGGAGCTTTCTGATAATTTCCTAGCGGATATGAATGAGGAAAGGAATATTTTTGGTGATTTGCCGAGTGAGAGAGCGGATCAGGTTCGGGAGAGTTTGCGTTTATTTGAAAAGAGCGGGAATGGTCAGTTTTTGGAAAGAAACGGGGCGTATTTGAGAAGGAAAGAGCTAGTATTGAATAAATACTGTGATTTTTTTGGTGATGGTAATATTGTTTCGATGATTTTGAGGGAATTGCATAGCAAGGCAAAGTTTGTAGCGCCTGATCTGTGGCTATTGAACATAATGGTTGTGTTTGGGTATTTATTTGGTCGGTTTTATGAGGGGTATGAGGGTGGAAATTTAAATTTGTATGGCGTTGGTATAGCGGATACTGGTCGAGGAAAAGATGCGTCTAAGCGATATTTTGAGATATTGTTTGCATTATTGAATGGTGAGAAATATAGGGTTACTGGAGTAACATTAGGGCATGCTGCTGGTTTGTATAAGCAAGCTGTTTGTGAACAGAATTTGCTTTATTTTATAGATGAATTGGGGCTTTGTTTTTCAAGGGTTAAGGCAAGAGGTGGGCAGGTGTCGGAATTTTTGATGACTGCATGGTCGTCAAGGAATCATGTTTTGCCTTCTTCTAGCTATCAGACTAGTCAAAAGATTAGCGGGGCTGAAATTTACGGATTGAATTTAAATATTTATGGGGTAACGGCTGCGGCTGGCCTTAGGGAATTGATAGCAAAGAAGTCATTTAGTACTGGTGAATTAAACAGGTACATATGGTTGCCTGATAGGAATATTCCGATTGTGATTGACAATATGGCAAAGGATTTAGCACCGAGTCCAAAGATAATAGAGAAAATGAGGGAGTTATTGGACAAAGTACCTGATTTAAAGAGAAGAAAGCAGGTAAGGTTTAGCGAGAGTGATAGTTGTTTTATTCGGCAGGAATTAGCGATTATGAATGGGCGCATGGATATTTTCAATGAGAGGACGAGAACGACATTAGGGAATGCGTATGCACGGGTTGTTGAGAATGCGGTTCGGTTGACTTGTTTATATGCGATAATTGAAAATCCAGTTGATCCTATTTTTCGCTTGCAAAAGTATAAGTTTTTCTACAATATGATTGAAGCAGGGGTACATAATATAATTAAGATTGTTATTGACAAGAACGCTGCTGCAAAAAATTAAATTATTAAAAGGGGGACTTTATGGGTTCGACGGCGGATGCGATTTTGAAAGATATTCGGGAAGGAAAGATTTCCGATCCTGAAAATTGTACTTGGTATAAAGACAAGGCAATATGCAATATTCTTGTGGGTGAATTGGCAAAAGAAGGTCGTGATTTTATAAAAGAAGTGAATGAATCGCTTCAAATTGCGCTGGATATTGAAAAAGCAGATGAGCAAGAGATTTTCAGAGGATTGAGAAAGAATACATTGAAGACATTGTATACTGTTCTTGAAAAAGGAACGCCGAAAGACCAGTTAGAAGCTATTAAAATTACAAAAAATATGGTACAAGAGTTTAACCAAAAGACTGAGGTTAAGGCGGATATTGATTCGACTGTCAATTTAAAGTTGAGTGATACGGAATTACTTAACAATTTGATGTTTGAATTATGTAATGAATCTAACGAAGAAGAGGATTAGAAAATGGCTTACGAAATTTTAACAAGCGTACACGGGAATAGATTAGGGCTTGATTTTCAAGGGAATCTTGTGAATACAGATGGCAGAGGGACTGTCAATAGAGGGATATTCAGAGGGCTTTGCGAAACTGTAACAGTAACTTCTGCACAAGTTTTAGCATTGAATGCTACTCCAAAAACAATTATTGCAGCACCTGGTGCGGGTAAAGCGTTAGTATTTCATAAAGCTTATATTCACAAGCCTGCTGGTACAGCATATAGTGGTATTGCAAGTGGTGAAGATTTGCAGTTTAAATATACGAACGGATCTGGAACGCAGGTTTCTGCAACGGTGGAAACAACTGGATTTTTGGATCAAACAACGGCAAAAACGGCGGTAGTATTTCCTCAAAGCTCAACAAGTACGACGGCTGGGAGTGTGCTACTAACAGAAAATGCTGCAATTGTCTTGCATTTACTTGTTGGTGAGATTACGACTGGCGATAGTGCGCTATATGTAACGGTTGAATATGAAATTATTCCTTTTGCTTTGACGGCTGCATAATGTTAATTCCCCCTCCACCAATAAAAAAGGCTCAAAAGTTTAAAATGCAGACCCTTTTGGACAAGGTCAAGAAGGGGGAAATTTCTCTTGACAAAATTTCTGAAGAAACTAAGCAAGAAATAACAAATATTTTAGTAAAAAAGAAGCGAAAATCGGGCAGGATATTTACTCCAAACATTGGAGCGCAAGCATTAGCGTATAATTCTGAAGCGGATATTTTGCTTTTTGGTGGACATCCTGGCGGTGGTAAATCGGGGCTTCTTTTAGGGTTAGCATTGGATAAGCACCGAAATTCATTGATTGTACGGCGTGCATTTACTGATGTGGACGGATTATTTAGAGATGCTCAAAGGCTTGTTTCATTGGCAGGCTATGAGTTAGATGGATTTGTAAAGGGCAATCGACCTGTTTATAATAAACCGAATAGAAAAGGCTATATAGCTTTTGAAGGTATGGAAAAAAGCGGTGGTGAAATTGATTATGGTAAGCAAGGACGACCATTTGATTTTATTGGTGTCGATGAAGCGGCACAACTTCCGCTAGAATCTATATTGATGCTTCTTGGTTGGAATCGTAGTTCATATCCAGGTCAAAGATGCCGAATGGTTTTAGCAAGCAATCCGCCCGTAAATTCTATCGGGGACTGGATGGTGGATTTTTTTGGTCCCTGGTTAGATGAAAATTATGAAAATCCTGCTTTGCCTGGTGAAATACGCTATTTTATTATGGATAAGGACGGGAAAAGCGTTGAAGTTGCTGATAGGAATATTGTTACAATTGATGGTGTTGAATATTATCCTCATAGTCGGACATTTATACCCTCTAGTTTAGCAGATAATCCATATATTGGATCAGATTATAAGGCAAAATTACAATTATTGCCTGCACATATTCGTGATGTTTTGACTTCTGGTAATTTCTTGGTGGCAAGACAAGACCCTCCAAACCAATTGATACCTACTGATTGGGTTCGTGCAGCAATTGAAAGATGGAAAAACCAGCCTAATCCGCCTGAACATTCGCAATTAGCAACAATCGGGTTTGATGTTACAGATGGTGGACCTGATTTTTCTGTAATTGCAAAGAATTATGATGGCTGGTTTGATGAATTAGAGAAAAAACCTGCTGTGGAGGTAAAAGGTGGCAATAAACTTGGTGAATTTTTATTTAGCACTCTTGACAATAGTCGCCCCTACATTTGTTATGATGCAACGGGGGGATATGGAAATGGTTTACAGGAATATTTAAGGACAAGATATCCACAGGAGTATTTGATCCCGTTCAAAGGTGCGGATAAAAGTCATTTTAGGTCAAAACAAAAATTTAAATATGTCTCAACGAGGGCAGCCGCTTACGGTAAATTTGCGGAAGCATTAGACCCTGATCAACCAGGCGGGAGTCCTATTTATCTTCCTGATGATAGACGATTAAGACAAGCTTTGACAATAGTGGAATTTGAGGTTACAAATCATGGTATTCAAATAACGCCAAAAAAAGAAATTATTGCAAAGCTAGGGAAAAAATCCCCTGATGAAGCGGATGCCGTGGTTATGGCATGGTATGCATATATGCTTAAAGGCGCAACAGGGTATATGAAACCAAAATTAACAACAACAAGATCATCATTTGCAACAGTAGGCTATGATAACAGAAAGAGGAGATAAAAATGGGATCATTATTTTCTACACCAAAAGCCCCGCCACCACCGCCAGCCGTTCCATTGCCTGATATTCAAGAAACGGAAGCAAGCAGAAAGAAAAAGCAAGCCTTGCGTATGTGGAAAAGTAGCTCCGTAAGCACTGTTTTGACGGATAAACAAAATCAACCACTTGGGGGATAATTATGGAATTAAACCATAATCCTACAGCAAAAACGCTAACGGACAGAGGGACGAAAGCCTTCTCTGATCGGCAGCCATTGCTTAGTTATTGGCAAGAATGCGCCCGTTATTTCCACCCTGCTCGGGCAGATATGACAGGAAATAGACCAGAAAGCCAAGATTTTTTAAGCGACTTGACAACCTCTAGTAGTATTATCATGGCAAGCCAGCTTGCGGACATATTCACAACCACAACAAGACCTGAAGGTCGTAAATGGTTCAAAATTGGCGTTGATATTGATTATAAAATGTCTCAAGAAGGACATGTTTATCTTGAATTAATGACAAATAGATTGCGTAAATATATGCTATCTCCCGAAACAGGGTTTTCTCGTGCCACAAAAGAAGCAGATTATGATTTAGTCGCCTTTGGAAATAGCGTCAAAAGCCTTGAATATAATGCAAATTTGACAGGGCTTGTCTTTAATAATTGGCATTTAAAAGATGTTGTATGGTTTGAAGATTATAATCATAAAGTTAATGAAGTGCATAGGAATTGGGAGCCGACGGCAATCCAGTTAAAAAGTCGTTTTGGTGAGAATATTCATCGCAATGTTTTAGAGTTATGCTCTAGAGACCCTTATAAAAAGGTTCGGTGTAGGCATGTGGTAATTCCAAATGAATATCATGTAAGAGAAGATGGTAAGGTTATTTCAAAAGATAAATTTCCTTTTATTTCTTATCATATTGATATTGAAAATCAGCATATTCTAGAGGAAGTACCTGCTATCACGCTGGGTTATATTATTCCAAGATGGTCAACGGTAAGCAATAGCGTTTACGGGTATTCGCCAGCCGTTCAAAAAGCATTACCCGATGTAAGGCTTTTGAACTCAATTACACAATCTATCCTTGAAGCTGGTGAGAAAGCGGTGGACCCTCCTTTAGTTGCTATCGAGGAATCGTTGCGTGGCGATATAAATTTGCGTTCTGGTGGCATTACATATGTTTCTGCCGAAGGATTAGACGGGTCAAGACCAATTGTGCAGCCGTTGCAAACTGATAAATCGGGACTTGCTTTTGCACCACAAATTGCGGACCAAATTAGAGCGCAAATTTTTGAGTCTTTCTATTTGAATAAATTGAATTTACCCTCAACAAATGGCGGCATGTCGCCTTTTGAAGTAAGTCAACGAATACAAGAATTTACAAGGAATGTCTATCCATTATTTGCCCCAATTGTGAATGAAGACAATTTTGTAATGTGTAACATGGCTCTTGAAATGTGTTTCAAGGCAGGATTCTTGGGTGATCCTAGAAAAATCCCCGAAGAATTTTTAGGGCGTGATATTAAATTTAGCTTTGAAAATCCGATTATTTCAGCGCAAGAGCAAGAAGCAAAACAAGCTTACCTTGAGGCATTAAATACAATTATGACAACGGCACAAATTGACCCAAGTGCTATTCATTATATCAATGTCAATGCGTCAATTCGTGATGCAATGCGTGGTAATGGATTTAGGGAAACATGGTTTAGAAGCGATGAGGAAATTCAAGGCATTATAGAACAACAACAAATGCAACAGCAAATGACGCAAGAGGTTGAAATGGCAAAGCAAGTAGGTGAAGCTGGTAAAGGAATAAAGGAGGCAATCAGTGAATAAACCTAAAAATAAAACAATATTGCTCGAAACTTACGCAGATAATAAACAAACCAATATTCGTGAGGGTGGATTAGAAGCAATCGGGGCTTGTTGTAAAGGTGATGCTACACCATATCAGCAAAGGCTAGCCATTGAAACAATAGCCTATGATTTATGCAATTTGTTCAAAACAAGTTTTAATGCAGAAAATCCACGCTTTACAGACTTTAACGAGGGTAAAAAACATATTGGTATCATAAAAGGAGTATAACATGTCAATTGAAGATGCAACCGCAAATGAAATTCCTGAATCAGTAACAGGAACAGACGCACCACAGGCAGTAGGTGAGCAGCCAACTAATGCACCTGTTGATCCAGCACCACAAGAACAAGCTAGCCCGACAGAAACTAACCATTTTCTAGATGGCTATATTAACAGTTTGCCTGAAGAACAACGGGAAAAAGAACTGAAGGCTTTCAAAAACTTTAAAGATGTCAATGGTTTAGCTAAATCTTACCGTGAGTTGCAAAAGAAATTCTCAAGTGGTGAGCATAAAAAAACAGTGCTAGCCGATACACCAACGCCTGAGGAACTTGAAGCATATCGGAAAGAAAATAATATTCCAACTGATTATAAAGAATATAAAGATGAATTTGTTGACAATTTCCAATTTTCTGAAGATCAACAAGAATCATTAACAAAATTTAAAGAATATATGCATAATGCAAATGCGCCGCAATCAGTGTATAAAGCGGCAGTTGATGCTTATATTGAGATTAACAAGCAAGAAGCCTTAAAAATAAATGCACAATACCAAGATATGGACATTGCAGCAAAACAACAATTAAAAGCAGAATATGGGTTAAATTTTGAACGCAATGTTAATCAAGTAACAGGTGTTTTGCAGCAAACTTTTGGTGAAGATTGGGAAAAAATCAATAATGCAATTGGACCAGATGGGAAACCTCTTTTATATGATCCTAATATTTTTAAAGGTTTATATAAAATAGCACAAGAAATGAATCCTGTGGGGACGCTAACAGGGCATAATAATGTCCAAAGCATGCAAAATCGTAAAGCAGAGATTGAAACATATATGAAGAAAAATTGGTATGAATATGATAGTCCTGCAGGAAAGCCAATGCGTGATGAATATTACAATATTATTAAAGCAGAGGAAAATATGAAAAATAAAATAGACATGTATAAAAAATGATTGACAAATTGTTAAAAATTTGTTTACCTTAATATATGAAGCGATAACCTGCTTGCCAGACCGCTATTTTAGCTTTCTTTAAAATAGCCCGTTTGGTTCGGATAACTATTAAATAAGATGATTTATCAATTTTATTTAGGAGTGCCATCATGGCAGATACAGCTTTTCAGACCGCCTATAGGCAGGAACTGATCAATGGTTTTGAGGCGACCCAAAGTCTCTTACGCATGAGCGTAACAACAGAAGCAGTTATTAAAGGTAATGAAGCCAAGTTTTTAATTGTAGATTCTAATGGTGCTACAGCAACTACAAGGGCATATACTGGTAAGATTCCTTCCCGTATGGTTAATAAAACGCAAGTAACATGTACTTTGACAGAAGAACATGATAAAGCAATTGAAACAGGTTATAACCTTCACTCATCTCAAGGCGATATTAAATCGGCAATGCTTCGTTCGACTCGTGCCGTAATTAACCGTCGTGTTGACGATCAGATTATTGACCAATTAAATACAGGCACTGTGAATACTGGGACTGCAACAGTTGCGTCAATGCGATTGCTTACTCGGGTAAGAACAATGTTAGGCAATGCAAAAGTGCCTAATGATGGTATGCTTACAGGTGTAGTAACACCAGCATTTTTAGGTTATTTGCTTGAAATGAAAGAATTTGCAAATGCCGATTATGTTTCCGCAAGACCGTTAATGTCTGGTGGTGGTGCATGGGACGATAGTGCAAAAATTTATCAATTTATGGGTATTAATTTTATTACACACCCTGATTTACCTGGTGCTGGTACTTCTGCCGAAAAATGCTTTTTTTATCATAAATCTGCTATTGGTCATGCTATGGCAGTGTCTGATATTCAGGCTTTTGTAGGCTATAATGAGGAAGACGATTTTACTTATTGTCGGACTACATTCTATGGTGGTGCAAAATTATTACAAAATAGCGGCGTTGTGGTTGTAAATCATGACGGTTCTGCTGTGTCTGCATAGGAGGATTAAATGGCTTACTCTACTTCAAATCCCCCTGTATTGAAAACGCAAACATTACCTGGTACAAATAGTACTCGTGATTGGTACTATCGTAGCACTGATGCTATTGCAACGGTCAATACAGCAGGGTATATTACTAATGGTTACCAATTAGGAATGCAAGTTGGTGATAATGTCGAAGTTTATGACAGTGCCACACCAACAAAAACCTATTGTACAGTAATGTCAGTAAATTCAACAACTGGTGCTGTTGATTTAGCTGATGGTACTTCAATATCCGTAACTAACTCGGACTAATATAAATGGCGGGGTTTCCCGCCATTTTACATAATGCTTATTAAGGAGTTAAATAATGAGTAAAGATTTAGTAAAACCAGCAGCCGATAACCAATTAAAGCTATTAGAACATGTTGCTCATAGCCATCATTTGACAATGAGTCCGTATGATACAGTTGAACATTTAGAAGACCCCGCTTATTGGCAACATTTAGCACAAAGATTGCGTGTTGGTGATTTTGTTACTGCTGTAAAATGCGATTATACATTGCTTGCCAAAGGAATAGTGTTAGATGTTGGACGCACAAGCGCCAAAGTCAAGATTTATGAAACATACGATTTAGCAATTGATTGTCAAAAACTTGCTGAATATTATGAGAAAAAAAGTGAAGATTTATATGTTGAATGGCAAGGTCCTAAGGTAAGATATTGTGTTCTTAGGAAAGATACAAAAACACGAGTACAAGATGGCTTTGCTGATAGAACAGCTGCTGAAGGCTGGATTAAACAAAATCTTCATAAAATTATCTAGGATCAATAATGGTTGCAAAAATTGATATTTATAATGGTGCTTTGCGTGAACTTGGTGAAACAAGAAGCATTGCGTCTTTAAGCGAAAATACGCTAGCAAGACGGGCATTAGATACAGCATGGGATTCAGGGCTTTTAGATTATGCTCTAGGTGCTGGATATTGGATTTTTGCAACTAGAACAAGTAAATTTGACGCAGCAACAGATATTGATATTGAGTTTGGTTATGAATATGCATTTGAATTGCCGTCAGATTATGTCAATTTAGCGGGCGTATGGATTGATGAATACCAAAATAGTCCGTATGATCGCTATAAAATTGAAGGAAATTACATTACAAGCGATAATGAAACCTTGTATATTTCGTATATTTCTAACGGCGGATCGTTTGGCGGGAATTATGATGCATGGTCAAAAGCATTTAGGCTTTATGTAGAAACTTATCTTGCTGCACAATCATGCTTAAAAATAACAAATGATAGGCAGCTATACGGGAATCTGCTTGGTCTTACTGAAAAAAGATTGATGATTGCCAAAAATAGAGATGCTATTCAAAAGCCAACAACATATCCACCTGTAGGCAAATGGTTATCTGCACGGGTAAATGGATCACAATCTGCAAATAGGCGCTTAAATGAGTGGTAATTTGTTCTTAAATATCCCTATTCTTGGCTTTAATCGTGGCGTTGTAACAAAGAAATTGCAAGCCCGTGAAGATATTGAAAAGTTTAAATGGGCTGCTGAAATTCAAACAAACTGGATACCTAGAATATTTGGTTCAATGTCTGTTCGACCTGGTACAGAATATTTGCATAGCACTTATAATAATCGATATGCACGGTCTATTTCATTTACAAAATCGGTTGTGGATCAAGCAATCATTGAATTTACAAATGAAATATTTAGAGTTATTGTTGATGATGAAGCAATAGAGCGCCCGTCTGTATCCACCGCCATTACAAATGGTAGTTTTACTTCAAATATTACAAACTGGACTGATGATTCCGATGCGGGTGGTTCTGTGGCATGGAAGACTGGTGGTTATTTAAAGCTGGTAGGAAATGGGAATACGGATTACGGCAGAGCCTATCAGTTAGTGTCTGTAAGTGGCGCTGATGAAGATGTAGAACATGGAATACGGATTATTGTTGAAAGAAATGTTGTCAATGTAAAAATAGGCAGCACTCTTAATGGCGATGAATATTTTAGTGGCAATCTTGGTAAAGGCACGCATTCTATTTCTATAACACCAACTGGGGATTTCTATATCCAATTTGAAACAACATTATTACGGGAAGTACTTGTTAATTCTGTAGCAATTGAAGCAGCAGGCGTTATGACGATTCCAACGCCTTATGGTGCAGATGATCTTGATTATATTCGTTATGACCAGTCGGCTGATGTCATTTATCTTGCATGCAAAGGCTATAAACAAAAAAAAATTGAAAGACGGGCAGTAAGAACATGGTCATTGGTAGATTATGAGCCGCTAGATGGACCATTTCGAGTGCAAAATACAACAGCAATTACGCTTACGCCGTCTGATTTATCAGGAAATATCACTTTACAGGCTAGCGATGACATATTTTCGTCAAGCCATGTTGGGGCGTTATTTGAAATTAAATCAAATGGACAGCTTGTTGAGCTAGATATTTCAACTGATGATGTTTATACCGATCAAATTCGTGTAACAGGGGTAGAAAATTCTCGTAAATTTACATGGAAAATTGGTGCAAGTCTTGTTGCAACAGTAACTTTGCAAAGAAAAATTGACGAAAGTGAAGCATGGACAGATGTGGATTCAAAAACTACAACAGGTTATTTTGTTGTTGATGATGGGCTTGATAATCAAATTGTGTATTACCGCCTTGCGATTAAGGGCGGGGATTATACTTCGGGAACAGATGAAATTTCTTTAAAATATGATTATGGCAGCATTAAAGGGATTGTTCGGATTACAGATTACACCGATGCGAAAAATGTTGATGCTGAAGTAATTGTTACGCTGGGGAGAACGCTTGCTTCTGAAAATTGGAGTGAGGGATATTGGAGTGATTATCGTGGTTATCCTTCTGCCGTATCGTTGCATGAAGGACGGCTTCATTGGGTAGGAAAATATTATTGTTTTAGCAGCGTTTCTGATGAATATGAAAGCTTTGATGCTAATGTTGAGGGTGATTCTGGTATTATTATTAAGAAAATAGCGTCGGGTTCTGCTGACGCTGTAAATTGGACGCTTGCCTTAAACAGGTTAATTATTGGTGCTGAAACTTCAGAAAAGACATTAAGATCAAATTCTCTTGATGAAATATTGACACCAACAAATTCAAACATTAAAGATGCCTCAACAGTAGGCAATAGCCATGTTTATCCTGTGAAAATTGATCAAACGGGGATATTTTCAAGAGGATTTAATTTATATGAAATGCAATATGACCCTCAAAATGCGGATTATGCTTCAATAAAAATAAATTCTTTATGCCCTGAAATATGCAGCCCTTACATTATACGGCTTGGTGTGCAAAGAGAGCCTGAAACAAGAATACATTGCGTCCGTTCTGATGGCAAAGTAGCAATTATGCTTTATGATCCAACAGAACAAATACGGGCTTTTTTCCTGTATGAAACAGATGGATATGTTGAAGATGTTCTTGTGCAAAGAGCAGGGATTGATTCGGAGGAAAGTGTTGTTTATTACACTGTAAGACGGGTGATCAATGGTAGCACAATTCGGTATCGTGAAAAATGGGCGCTAGAAAGTGAATGTATTGGTGGCACTCTTAACAAAAATCTAGATTGCCATATTGTTAAAACAGCAGCGTCGGGAGCGGTAAGCGGTTTATCACATCTTGCTGGTGAAACAGTTTATGTATGGGGTGATGGTCGTGATTTAGGATCATATACTGTATCAAGCGGCGGGGCTATTACTTTGTCTGAAACATATAGCGGTCAAGTTGTTGTCGGCTTGCCATTTACAGCCGATTACAAGACAGTTAAGCTTTCTTATGGCGGATTATATGGTAGTTCCTTGACAGCGCCAAAACGAATCAATAAACTAGGGTTATTGTTAGAAAATACGCATATTCGTAGCCTTCAATTTGGTGAGGATTTTACAACCATGTATAATCTTAGCCTTGATGATGGGTATGCGTTAAGAGATGAAGATTACATTTATGATTCTTTTGACCAGACAATGATCCCGTTTGGTGGGAATACAAATACAGATGTGAGGGTATGTTTTAGAGTGGTTTCATTGCCATGTACTATTTTAGGCATAGTTCCACAGATTCAAAGGAGCGGGTGATGTTGCAAATAGCTGATGATCAAGATGCGAAAGCATTTCTTGGCGATGATTATCAAAAATATTCTCTTAGAAAAATTGTCGTTTACAAAAAAGATGGTGTAATTTTTGGCGGTGGCGCTATAAGAGATGTTGATAATTTTGTGATCATGAGGCTATTTTATCCTTTGCCTAAAAAAGAACTATGGCGTGCAATTAAATTGGGGCTTGATGTTTTATCAGAAGGGCTTAATAATGATCAGATTATTGTCGCAAGAGATAATTTGCCTA